CCGCTCCGTAGGAAGATACCTTATTTTGTGCATTATAAGTTCTTACCTGGTCTTGGGTTCTATGGTTTTGGTCTAACACATACTATAGGAGGTCTTTCTAGGGCTTCTACTTCGATTCTAAGGCAATTAATTGATGCTGGGACACTATCTAACCTACCTGCTGGCTTTAAGGCTAGAGGTGCTAGAATAAGAGATGACGAGACACCTTTAAGTCCTGGTGAGTTTAGAGACGTTGATATGGTTGGAATGGATTTAAGACAAGCTATTATGCCTTTACCATTCAAAGAGCCTTCACAGACCCTTTATTCACTTATGAATACATTAATTGATTCAGGAAGACGATTTGCTTCTATGGCTGACATGAAAGTTGGCGAAATGAATGGCAACGCTCCTGTTGGTACAACTATGGCGATTATGGAGCGTGGCACAAAGGTCATGTCAGCTATTCATAAACGACTTCATTATTCACAAAAGATTGAATTTAAATTATTAGCTCGTGTATTTGCTATGGGTGTTCCTATGTATCCATATCAAGTTCCAGGCGCTCCTCCAGAAATAAAACAAATGGATTTTGACGATAGGATTGATATTTTACCTGTATCTGATCCTAATATATTTTCCATGTCACAACGTATTGCTTTGGCACAAACCCAATTACAGTTAGCTCAAAGTAACCCAGAAATTCATGGGCAGAATGGCATGTATCAAGCGTATCGCAAAATGTATGAAGCATTGGGCGTTACAAATATAGATGCCGTGTTGCAACCTCCCCCACAACCTATGCCCATGAACCCTGCTAAAGAAAATCAAGAGGCTTTGAGAGGTGGAATGCTAACAGCTTTTCCAGAACAAAATCATCAAGCTCATATAACAGCACATTTAGCTATGCTTTCAACGCCTGTTGCTCAATCTAACGCTGCTATACTTATGACATTGCAAGGGCATATATCAGAGCATATGGCTATGATGGCAGAGTTAACAGCTCAAAAAGAAGTGATGGATTCTATACCACAAGAACAACAAATGATGATGCAACAAGACCCTAATATGCAGAAACAAATACAAGATCAAATTGCGTCTCGTGCAGCAGAAATAGCCGCAGAAGTAAGCGAGCAATACGCACAGTCATTAACTCCTTCTCCACAAGAAGACCCTCTTGTTACTATAAGAAAACAAGAGTTAGCTTTAAAAGGTCAAGAGATACAACAAAAAGACGAACAGTTTAAGAAAAAGCAAGAAATGGAAATGAAGAAAGAACGTAATGACGTTCTTCTTAACCAACAACGTCTTGACCAACAAGAAGAAATTGCTCAAGATAGGATTGAAACACAAAGAGATATAGCAGCTATGAATGCTATGGGAAGGAAAAACTAATGGTTAGTTCGGTTCGTGCAGGAATGATGGCACAAGAAAAAGAAAAGAAAAGACAAAGAACCATTGCAAAACAACAGGCAAAGGAAGGAGTAATAACTCCACCAGAAGTTGTTCTTGAAACAGTAATAAAAGAAAATATTTTAGAAGTTTTGGAGGTTATAACAGAAGATGTCGAACCTAAAGAGAAACAAATTAGCGAAAGCAAAAAACCAAAGAAAACATATAAAACCAAAAAACAAAGCAAGAATAATAACAAAATTCTCAAAGATAGCTAGACCACAAAGGTTTGAAGGTGTTTTTTAATGGAGACCTATTATAGATCCAGTTACCATATCATTAGCTGTAGGAGTTGCTAGTAAAGCATTTGATGCAATTAAACAAGGTTTTGCAGTAGGTCGTGATCTTGAACAAATGTCTGGAGATTTATCCAGATGGATGGGAGCATCAAGTGATATTGACCAAGCAGAAAAACAAGCAAAAAATCCAGGAGTGTTCGGTAAAGTTTTTGGTGGTGGAAGTATTGAATCTACTGCATTGCAAGCTTACGCAGCCAAGAAGAAACTTGAGGAACAAAGGTACGAACTCAAGATGTTTCTAAATCTTACTCATGGACCACAGGCTTATGATGAGCTTTTGGCTATGGAAGGTCAAATAAGAAAAGAACGACAGCAAACTATATATAAACAACAACAACTACGAAAACAAATAGGTGAAGTAATCGCTTGGTTAGTTGTAGTGGCTATAATAGGTGGTTTTGCTGTTCTATTAGTTGGTGTTTGGATAAATAGAGCAAATGCAGATATAACAACACAACCAAAAACTTTTATTATGAGAGAAGAACCCATTGAAGATTAAAGTATTATTTATATTTTTGTTTTTTATACCTCTTACAACTTTAGAGAGTAAGCCTTACACATACCAACAAAAGGTTAATCAAGGTATAATAAAAGAACCTAAATATACTATGTGTTTACGAAAAAAAATGATTGCTTATAAAGGTGGATTAGCTTGCATATATCAAGGAGCAGGAAAAACATTTGAAATGGAATTTACAGATGTTCAAATTGGATGTCCTCGAAAATATAAATGTGTTTATAATCCTAACAGTAAAGAGCCAAGCATTGATGATGTTATGAAAAGTTTAAGGGATATAGCAAAATGACTAGTTGTGTAGGAATATGTAAGTTAGATGAAAGGAAAGTTTGTACTGGGTGTAACAGAACAATAGAGGAGATAAAAAAAGCTTATGAAAAAAACACTACAAAAAAATAGCAAATATAATGAATATGATTTAGATGGTGATGGCATAGTCACGGATTCTGAATTAGAAAACGCTAAAGCAATCAAAGCAACTGAAGACGAATTAAGAAAACATCTAGCACAATTAAGAATGGCAAGATGGACATTAATAGCTATGGGTGTCTTTACATTTGCTATGTTTATTATTGATTTAGAACGAGTGAAAGCGTTATCTGATATAAGTAATTTGTTTTATTTATCAGGTGCTGGTATAGTTGGAGCATATATGGGGACTACAGCTTGGATGAATAAAAAGTGACAGCATTTATGCTTGTCTGTTACTTAGGACTAAAAATGGAAGGCGGAATATATTTTAAAGATGTAAATAATTGTTTGTCATATAAAAAAAGATTACATAACCAAACAATTATGAAAGGTAAAGAAGAAGAAACATATCAATGTATGTGTAAGCTAATACCGAAAATAGACCCAGAAATAGTGGAGATATACTAATGGTAAAAATAAGCAAAAAACAAAAGGAAACTTTAAAAAAACATTCTAAACATCATACAACTAAACATATGAGTAGTATGAAAAAAGATATGAAAAAAGGTAAGAGTTTTTCAAAAGCACATACTAAAGCTATGAAGAAAGTAGGTAAATAACATGCTCACAGCGTTAATTGGACCAGTCTCTAATCTTCTTGGAAAGTTTATAGAAGATAAGGACATGAAGAATAAGTTGGCACATGAGGTGGCAACAATGGCAGAAAATCATGCCGCAGAGCTTGCAAAAGGTCAAATAGAAATAAATAAAGCCGAAGCCACTCATAAATCTATATTTGTAGCTGGGTGGCGGCCATTTATCGGTTGGACATGTGGAATTGCACTATGTTGGCATTTTGTCCTAGCACCTGTAACTATATTTTTATGTGCCTATTTAGGGGTGACTATACCAGAATTACCAACATTTGACATGGGTAGCCTTATGACTGTATTGATGGGAATGCTAGGATTGGGCGGTCTTCGCAGCTTTGAAAAGTACAAAGGATTAACAAAATAATGAAAAAAAACAATGTAAAAAAAGTAAAAAAAGTAGTTAAAGCTCTTAACAAAGCATCTAAACTTCATGCTAAACAAGCTAAAACTTTAACTAAAGTAGTAAAAGGCAAAAAATAATGATGTGGAATTGGCTAGAATTATCTAAATTTTTTAATAAAATTGGAAATTATTTTTATCACAAGCATGTCCTTGCAGTAAAAAAATCACAAAATAGGGGAAAATAATAGTGGACGTAATTAAATTAGCAGACTATTTATATAAGAACATACGAAAGAGAAAAGAGGATCTAACTCAATCTCTTGCGGATGGTTCGATAGACTCATTAGAAGACTATCGGTTCATTACAGGTCAAATACGAGGCATGACTTGGGTGGAACAGGAAATAAGAGCCTCGATGAAAGGTTACGACTTAGATGACTAAGAAACTGTATGTGCCAGACAGGTTTGTGGCACAAAAAACAATCAACCCTATCCCTCCCGCTATTGGTAAAGCATTTGATAATGAAGAAAATGCTAATCCAAACTCAAAAGACCCTTCTCAATTAAAGCAATCAGCTCTGGATCGTTTACCACAGCCAACTGGATATAGAATGCTTGTCATTCCATATTACGTCCCAGAAAAAATAAATGGGATTATAATACCAGACAAAACTAGAGATCGTGAAAGTTTTGCTAGTGTTGTAGCTTATGTCGTTAAAATAGGCCCAGATGCTTTTAAAGACCAAGATAAATTCCCAAGTGGAGCTTGGTGTTCTGAGAAAGATTGGGTACTTATGGGTAGATATGCTGGAAATAAGTTTAAAGTAGATGGATTAGAGCTAAGAATCATAAATGACGATAATATTATCGCATCTATACTTGACCCAGCAGACATTTCTTATATATAGTGGAGAGCATGATGAACGAAGTACAAAAACAAGAAGTAGAGGAAGAAACTTTTGTTTATGAGGTAGATGAAGAAGCATCTGTACCTGAAGAAAAAAGTCATATTCCAAAAGTTGAAAGTTCTGAAGAAGATCGAACAATTGTTCGTGAAAAAACTGAAGAACCAGAAGAACTTGAAGCTTATAGCGACAATGTTCAAAAAAGAATTAATCAATTAACAGCAAAACGTAAACAAGCATTAGAAGAAGCTGATGCAGCTTTTAACTTTGCACAACAACAAAAAAATGAGAACGATCAACTAAAGCAACAGCTTAATCAATTAAATCAAGGATACACTTCTGAATTTAGTAATAGAATTGAATCCCAGAACGCTCAAGCTAAAAAACTTTTTAAGGAAGCTTTTGATGCTGGTGATTCTGAAAAAATGGCTGAAGCTAACGATATCATGTCTAAGCTCGCTATTGAGAACGAAAGACTTAGAATTCAAAAAATCCGTACTGAGCAAGCGGGAGCAGTTGAATCAAATGCGAGACAAAATCAAAAAGTAGAAAGACAACCTCAAAAAGAAACTCAAAAAACCTTAGAGCCGAAACTACAAAAATGGTTAGATACTAACTCTTGGTTTGGGACAGATATGGTTATGACTCGTGGAGCGCAAGCAATACACGAGCAATTAGTAGCTTCTGAAGGATTTGATCCTACTACAGATGATTATTACAGCGAGGTAAGTAGACGTATGGCTACTGAATTTCCTCATAAGTTTAAGGGAGGACAGAGAAACACCCAGTCTGTTACTCCTGCGTCCAGTGGACGGTCAATGAGAAAGGGTGGTAAAAAAACTATTGAGCTTACTCCAGGTCAGGTAGCCTTTGCTAAAAAAATGAGGATACCATTAGAAAAATATGCACAGGAAGTAGCAAAAATAGAACGAAGTAAAGGAGTCGCTTAATGTCAGATCGTACTAATCGAGAGTCGCAAACTCGTGAAAAAACTGCGAGAGTACAGACATGGAAGCCACCATCAACACTAGA